ACTTCCCTCGCCAAACTTTGTCATAGCTTCATCATAAATAAGGTCATACATATCATCAAAATCATCTTCATCAACTGGTATTTTTCCATCATTTTCCTCTTTTACCAATTTTAAATAATCTTCTAAATAGTGTGTGTTGCCTTCCAACTTTTTTAAATTATAATTTCTCATATTTTATGTTTATTAATTTAATTATTATTTCTTTTAAAATCCTCTGCTTCATCTTCACCAAAAACACCTAGTTCATAAAACCCTGTCATTTTTAAAACAGCCCTAGACATGGCACGTTTTTCAGCCATTTCTAAAACATACCATGACATTGTATTGCCGTTTTTAAAATCACCTTTTAAAGCTGATCCAAACGTTTCAAGTGTATTACCTTCTTTTGTTGCTGTAGCTTTAACACCTGCGAAGTCTTTTTCGCATTTAACGACTTCATACCATATATTAATTTTTTCTATTGCTTGTATTTTTTCTATACCGCTCCGTGTTATGATTAAGTAATGTTGATGTTTAAATATATCATCTGGCGTTAAACCATATTTTTTATATTTTTCTTTTATTAATTCTTTTTTCATTTATTGTTTATATATTTAGTTAATGTTTCTTTTATGTGTTCACAATCACACCACTGTAAAAATTCGTAACTATCAAACCATACAGTTATTTGTTCACCATTTTCATCTGTACCTGCAAAGCACAATTCGTTTTCATGTGCCATAAAAGTATTTATATTTACTCTTTTGTGTGTATCTTGTTTTGGTTCTGATGTTTCAAATGTGTGGTTAATTATTTGTTTATTCATAATATTATAGTTTTTTTATTGTTTTTTATATATAATTTTTTTAATTTTTGTAGTTTTTCTGGCTCAACTTCTATATTATATGTTTCATCAACATTGTAACCTGTATCATTAGAATATTTAGTTCTAGCTTGACTAACTTGTTTTTCAGTACCAAAAAATGTAACACTTGGTGGTTGATCTTCATAAATATTTTTACGATAAAAAGTGCAATTTATGCATTTGTATTCCATCTTGTGTTATCTTTATAGTTATAATATTGTGTTTTAAGTTCTACAAACAAATCTAGTATATCTTGATTAGTCAAATTTTGTAAATAATTTTCTCTTAAATCTTCATTTAGTTGTTTTGTAGCTAATAAAAAATAACTTTCACATTGATGTAACCATACTGCATTGTGTTTTACTGCATCTAATATAGATGTAATTGCTTCGTTTTTGTTAGTTGCCTCTAACATTTTGTAATTGTTTTGCATTTTTATAATTTTAGTTAATATGAAACAAAACTAAATAAAATAAATGATATACACAAATATTTGTGAATAAATATTAATATTACTATAGAGGGGTTTTATATGTTGTATAGTATATAACTATTAAAAAGTTGTGAAAATGCTTTAAAAAGCATTAGGGTGAGTAATATAACATATATAATTGATAGTAAAGCAAGTGTATAAATTATTAATGATTTTATAAACTTCATTACAAAGACATTAATAGATTTATTGGCGTTTGCCCATTGTTCATAATGACCGCACAACCCACTGCAGGGCGTTTGCCATATTTTGCGTATGCCATGGCGTATGATTTATGATTTATACCACAACCAACCTGTGTGCCAAAAACTCTAAAACGTTTTCCAACATAATGTTCAGTGTATGCTTGTGTGTGTAAATGCCCTTGTACAGTGTTCATCATATCAGCCCTGCATTTGGTTCTGGCTGTTCCGCCTTCGCCATGTATGTATTGCACATTATCTTGTTCATAACGTTCAACAAAATTCCAATTTGGTGTTTCTAACACTTCTTTGTATGATTTTATCCATTTGCTAGGTATTGCACTTGTTTGTGCTTTACGCATAATTATTCTGTCATGGTTACCAATGACTACAGTTGCAAGTGGAAATGCATTACGCCATCGAGCAATACGTTTTATTGCAAACTCTAGTTCATCTGCACCACCCATACCATCTGCCGATGTTTCATGATAGCTGCTAAAATGGTTGTCCACAATGTCGCCAATAAATACAACTTCTGTACATGCATATTCATAATATTTATCAATACAAAATTGCAAATAATTATCTAAACAAAAGGGTTCATGCAGATCACCAATAACTAGAACGTTTCTAGTATTGGTATCACGCATTTTTTTTAGTGCCACTATTTCGTGTGGCTTTAACCTGTAACGGTTATTCATTATTTTTTTAACTTGTTAGGTATTAATTTGTCAACAACCCACATAATTTTGTTTAATATTGAATTGTCTTTTTCTGTTGGTGTTAATCTAACGATTATTTCAGCAATACCTAGAATTGCTAATAAAATTTCTGTCCATTCCATAGTTATCTGTTTTTAATTATTAATTTAATATTTTCACCGCCTAAATTTATTATTTCTTTCATCAATAAATTCATAGCAAGTGTTGAGTTTCCAACAAAGTCTTGTTGGCGACTTTGCCCCACTAAAATACAACCACGTGTATGTGATGGTTTATTGCCTCTATGAAACAATATATATGATCTATTAGGCACATCCAAAACAATCATGTGCAAATAATCTCTAGTAGCACTTTGTCTGGCAGGTCTTAAATTTACTTTGTATTCACCATGTGGTATGCATGATATGCTCCTCTGATTGTCACGCCATGGTAATTCTAATGTATCACAAAACAATTCACCATTTATATATAATTTACCAATAGTAGATAAATCAGTAAATGTATCACGTATTATTAGTAAATTAACGCCCTTGTCCTCTATAGTGTTTTTTGTAGGCATTTTGTCCTTTACTTGCGTTTTTAGAGTGTGTTCCTTTTCTTTTTCTTCTAGTAGATTTAAAAGCACTAATAGCAAATTTTTTAGCCATTTTTTAATTTTTGTCAAATTTTATAAATTTATATATTGTAAATGCAATTGCAAGAATTAATGATACTAATGTCAAAACTTCATTGCAATCAGTTATACTAAAACCTATTGCTGAACCATTAGCTATTCCTACCTGTACTGTATCTTTTAAATCGTTCATTTTTTTTAGGTTTCAATTTATCTAAATAAATTTTTAGCTTTGTTATGTTTATTGTTTTTGTTTTATAATGTTTTTTCATTATGGTGCAATATCAGGCGTTAAAAAGTTGCGTAATGTTAATTTTGTGCCTTGCTGTTTAGGTCTTTCAAGGTTCATTCCTGCATAATACGCATTACGATCTGGTGATATGTCCGCACCACTGTTTGTACTGTATTCAGGAAACAATGATAAATTATTTACAATGTATTCGATCATTCTTTCTGTATAATATTCGGCTGTATTTCTTATTTCCTCACGTAAATGTTGTGCTTCATCAGTACTTAAGGAATTGCCATTCTCGCTTGTTTTAGAAAAAATATTTCCATTCTCGATTTTAAAACGCAAAAAAGGAATAGCGTGGAAAAATGCCCATTGCGGCAACATATCGCCAATAAAATCATCTAATAATGTTTTATATGCTTCATTGCCTACGTTGCCAATTGTATTGTTTGTTATTAGTGTTTTTATTTTTTCAAATAATGTTGTGCCTAGTTTAGGTTCAACATAAATTTTTTGTGCCTGTCGCACATAAGGCAACAACAAATCAGTATCAACCTGTAGGTTGATTGCTGTACTTTCTTTTAATTTACTTTCCGATATAAATAAAACGTAACTCATATTATATTATTTTAAAAATCCCTGATTAGGCATGTTAATAGGTGCTGTTTCTACTAAATTATCTAATTTTTCTAATGTAAACCCATCACTTTTTGCTTTCGTATTGCTAATTAATTTATCTGCATCAATATTATCTGGATAATAAACAAAATTATCATCTGTTGGATCAGCTTGATAAATTAATCTAGTCCACTTATGATAACATGCTCCGCCGCCTTTGTAAAACCAGATAGAGTACGTATTTGCGCCTTTGGGACCAAAACCAGGGTTTACAGCTTTTGTACCCATATTTATAATATCACGTTTTCTATATAATTTATTTGCCGACATCATAGCATTGCAAAAATCACGTGAGCTGCTTTTTGGGTTTTTAGATATTTTAGTATATCTGTATCTTACTTTGAAAAATGCATTACCCTGTCTATTCAAACCATCCTCATCATCACGTGCATTAGGGTTAGCTCTACCTGTACTAATAAAATTATATTTTTCATTTACACTATCATTTAATTTTTGTTCGAAATCAAACTCTTCATGTTCATCACCTACTAGTTCTTCATCTAACAAAACATAACCTTCTGGTGCATCTTCACCAAATTCATTTATAAAATTGTGTAATTCTAAATTTTGTTTACTAGCTTTAATTGGAACACAATTAGGCACTTCTCTACCATCTTTTATTTTAGTACCAATAGCTTCATAACCTTTTTCACATGGATTGGGTGTAATAAATTCTTCTTTACAATCACATTTATTTAGGTTCATTATTTGTTCATGGTCTTCACATGGCATATAATATGTTTTTCCGTCTTGCGTATGCTCATGATGTCCAGTGCAACCTAATTTTTCTGCCTCTGCCTCTGCCTCTTCTATTGTTTCATACAATGGCATTTCTATACCATCTGTTATCATTGTGCCAACTTTGCTTAACTCTTCCTTTACTTGTATTTCTTCATCTATTGGTGCTAAACCTAACTCTTCACGTATTTCATTAGTTTGCATAACAGCTTTTAAATCTTCATTTGTAAACTCTAATGTAATAGGTTTTAACTGTACAAAACCAACTTCCAAATCAATATTATTTACACTAAATATAGTTTGTAAAGTATCTAATATGTGATTTTGAAAACCTTTTACAACACTGTTTAAATAAAAATTTGCAGCACTGTTTAATTCGTTAGCATTGTTTCCTAAACCTGTATTTGACTTTATACCCATCAGCATAGGTGATGTAACCCTATGCCCAGTTAGAATATTTTGTACAAGTAATTCCTGTAATGCTAGATATTGTTTGTCTGCATCACTTACACTTATTGGTGTGATTTCAGGTGTTCTAGTTTTATCATCAGAAAAAGTTAATACCATTTTATGACCTCTAGCCCCTGTGAATTTATCTGTTAAGCTACGTTCAATTTGCAAACGTTCTTCTTGTGTTGGCACACCATTGGCAAAACTTATAAAATACGATCCAGAAAAACCATTTTCTATATTATTTAAATGAAATTCTGCAACCTTTTGATCACATAACGCCCAATTACAACACGCTAAATAATCTGGTGTGTGATAAATATCCATATTAGGCGAATAAGCACCAGTATAAAGTAATTGACTAGGTGCTGTTCTATCTTTAGTGTTAAATGCAGCTATAGGTGATGGTTTATGCACTCTAGTGTTGCTCCAATCTGCACTAATGTAATATGTATCAATAACACCCATTTCATTAGGTTTACCTGCCCTAACACGTTCTACAGGAACATGGTGTATTTCTGCAATAGCTGTTTTTTCTACGTTCCATATTATGTGTAATGCGTATGCTCCTTGTAGTTTAAAATCAAATGCAACTTTTTTTATTATTTGATGTAATGTTTCCTTGCCATTTGCATGTCGCATAAATTTTTTAAGTTTCACATATACATCTAAATTTGTTTCATCATCTTCAATAACTAGTTCTTCACCTGCAATCATTTCCGCTGTGGCGTTTATTATGGCTGCATGGGTACTGGAATTGTAATATAAGTCTATTAGGAATTGTGGATAAAGATTTTTCCAATCTTCTGTACCATACTCTATATAATCACGCCCACGTACTTCTTGCACAATAGGTGCTGTTTGTGTTTCTAAATTTATTGATAGTATTTTGTCATTCATATTATTCGTTTTTGTACCATTCTGATGAACTCATAATAGCAAGTATTTCATCATAATTATATTGTTGCAAACCTACTAAAAATGCAGGTGTTTCACCTTTAAATTTTAATACACATTTAGTTGTATCGATTGATAATCTTAACGTTTGTAAACTTGTTTGTTCTACTAGATTAAAATCTATTAAATTTGCATTTGTCATTTCAAATATAACGTATTTCATATTTTATTTTTTAAGGTACATCTGTACTAAAAGTTGTTCCATTTATTAATGTTCCTGTATTTCCTTGTCCTGATTGATCTGCTAATTTTATGCCTGTTCCATCTTCCATTCTCCAGTAACCAATTAACCCACTTTCTCCTGACAAATCAGTAGGTGTACCGCTATTATAAATATTTGCTATATCTGCGTCCGTTTTAGATTGGTTAAATACTGCAAACTCATCAATATTGCCTTTCCAGAAATCACTGCCAGACAAAGCATTGTGACCTATGTGAAAAACAGATGGTGTGCCTACAAAAGTTCCAAAATTTATTGCTGTTGACAAAAATTGTACGCCATCAATGTATGCTTTTAATGTGTTAGCTGAAACTTTCCAAGACAATGCTATATGATGGAAATTACCATCTGCCTCTATACTAGTTGCGCCTTGTACCTGTGTGTTTACGCCACCACCTTTATACATAAATTTAATTTGATTTGATGAATGTAAATATATTATAGTGATTTGGTTATTAGCATTTGCATAACATTTAAAAATAGGTGCATTAATACTTGTAGTATCTAATTTTACCCAAGCTGAAAAACAACCTTTCGATATATCTACTGCTGATGCTGCATTACTAATATCCGCATAATCATCTACACCATCAAAACTCAAAGAGAATTTATTAGTAAATGTTACAGGGTTATTACCTGCCCCAATACTTTGTCCTAGTCTCAATGCTAACATTATGGTATGTCGTCTCTATAACCTATCCCAATACCACTTGTGAGTTGTATTTGGGTTATATTCATGAAAAGGGTAGTCCCTGCTGGTAAAGTTGTCTGCAATGCCGCCTCACCTGTTGCATCTGCAACTGTTATTGATGCGACAACACTTTCAACAGGAAAATGAACACAATAAAAATTTTTACTTGTTTGTGATGCTGTTGTAAATATTTCTGTATTTCCGTTTTTACCTAATTGTTCAGTTAATAATTGTTGTACGTTTTCAATTGCCATTTTTTATTTTTTTATTGTCCGTAATATATATAATTGTTACCACTTGTTTGCGTATGTTGATTATATGTAATTTGTTGTGTTGTGCTTTTGTCACTTACATACATTTTGCCTTTTGTTACTAATCCTTGCACAACTCCGTGTGTTGCACCTACTGGTAAAACATCATTTTCGTTAACAGGTGCATTACCTGCACTGATTGCAACTGCTCCTGTCCAACTAACTTCATAAACTTCATATTTGTAATAACCTGATGGTATGAAATTAACTTTACCCTCATAAACATCAGGTGTTGCATTATACGTAAAACTTAATTGTGTGTATCTATCAAAAACTAAATGCACATTACTATATGCATATTGCACTGATTTGTTCATGTCATTAGTAAATTTAACTAAATATCTGATTTTACTTGATGCAACACTTGTATCTATTCTGTTATCTTCTGTTTGTATAAAAGTTGTTAGATCTGTTTCTGTTATTGCTTGTATCATACTATATAATAGAAAAAGTGCAAATTTATTTGGTTAAATAGAAAAAGAGGGCGTGAACCCTCTTAATCAAAAATATAATGAAACTACTAACTAAATTACGTTGATACTACAAATGGTGTTCCTTTATTTGTAAAACCACTATTATCAAATATACTTGTTGTATAATCTTCTAGGAACGCCATAGGTCTACTTTCCATTCCAGTGAAGGTTAAAGTGTATCCATTTCTATCTCCAAAGGCAGCTCCGCTATCCATGGTTCCTGTATTTAAATCCATTCCATTTTCAAAACCTAACGCTAGTATTGCATCATGACCTGATGCTAATTTTGCATTTAATTCAACTAATATTCTAACTTTTGTTTGTCCTAATAGTTTAATCTGATTTTGATCCTCTTTTGTTAATTTGTTAAGCATAATATTTACAGTAGGTGTGTAAAATATTGTGCCATTTTCCGTAGAACCAGTCAATGTATCCGTTACAGATGCAACACCAGTAGGCATCACATATTTATAAATACTTTTACTGTTAAAATCAATTGTATCAATTTCTTGTGGGTGTGTGCTATCATACGCAAAATCAGTACTTCCAAAATCAGAAAATACTGAAAAATAAACGTTCTTAACTCCACCTGCAATCCTGTTACAGTCGAGCCCTCTACCTTTTGTTAATGCTGTACATGCCATTTTATTTATTTTTTAAGGTTAAAGGAGTAGGGGCATAGCCCCCACTTCTGTTTAATTTATTTACGATTGTCTAACAATATCTGCACCAACTCCAGTTTGTACGCCGCCACTGTATCTAGCAACGCATCTAATGTTATCTGATCCATCAAGATTAGCCATGTCTAGTAAAGTGATTCTTGTGGCATCACTTAATAGGTCTGTGCCATAAAATAAGTTAGATTTAGTTGCAGCAACTAATTGGTTGTCTACCATTCCTGGGCAAACTGCAATCTTGTATCCTTCAAAAACTGGCTCATAATCACCATTCATGTTGTATGCATTTACATATCCTAATGTAGAAACCGCAGATATATAGAATGCGTATGTTTTAGGGTTCATGTAAATATGTAAATCTTCTCTATTTAATATTGGTGATACATTAGCTGCTAAATCAGCTGTTAATGTTTGCAAATTAGCTATAATGTTACCTGCTGTATATGCACCAGATGCAGAAGATTGTATTACTGTAGCGTCAACACCAGGTAATAAGAAACCTGTTGCTGTACCTAAAAATCCTGCAAATTCTCCATTGTTAGCTGCAACACCACTCCATATTGATGTTTCAGTAGCATTTGCTATTACTTCACCCATGTATGAAATCACATAATCTTCAAAAGATGGTGGAGGTGGTGCACCTGCTCCTGCTCTCATGTCCATTGCCTCCCATGATTGTAACAATGTTTTTTTACATAAATCAATGTTAATCTGTAGGTTCTTTGGTTCCAAAACTTTTTCCGTTAATGCCAAAGTACCATGATCTGTAAAATCACATGATGCATCTCTCACAACATCTGAAGATGCTGCTTGTTGTTGTATATTGCTTTTAAATTTAATGTTTTCTATCATTGTTAAAAAATCCAATGATGTAGCTTGTTTTAGGGCTGCCGATATATAAAATCCTGCCGCCTTTCCAGAGTAATTACTCGTTACGTTAAATGCCATTTTTTTTTGTTTTTTATTATTATTTATTTAAATTATATAAAAATTTATCTCGACTAGATAATTTTCTGTATTCTTTGCTTGATAATCTGTATCTATCACTAGAAAATCTATTTGTATTAATAGGATTATCTGCAGGTGTACTGTTTAATTTTTCTTTTAATTCTTTGTTTTCTTTTTCAAGTTTAGAAAGTTTACTGTATTTTCTTTTTTTCTTCATATCTTCATCATCTTTTTTCTTTTTTCTCATATCAGTACCTTCTGCCTCTTCTGCAACCTCTTCTGCTTTTTCTTGCATAACTTCGACTGCAACTTCTGCCGCTTTTGCAGCTAATTCTGGTGTTACCTCTTCTGGTGTTGCATCATCAATAGCCGCAGCTATTTCATCAACAGCTTTTTCTACTTCCTCAACAACTTCTGTAACAACTTCTTCTGTAGCCTCTTCATCTGCCATTTCAACTGATTCACTGTCATCACCCATTTTAGCTTTAATGTCTGCAATTGCATCTTCTAAATTTTTAACCCTTTCTTCCATATCTTCTAAATTTACAGTTTCTGATAGTTGTTCCTCTTCTGTAACAACCTCTTCTGTTTCAGTTTCCATAACTTCTGCAACAACACCTTCAGATTCTACCCTAAAAGTAACTCCTGTTTCTAGTTTATATGTTCCAATTGGTAATGGTATTGTAGTGCCATCTTCCGTTAATACGCTAATATCAACACCTGCCTGTAATTCATCAGCTGTAGAAACAAAAATTGTACCATCTTCACCTTTAGCTTGAAAAGATAGTTTGATGTCTTTGCTTAAACCTAATGCTTTTATTATTTGTTCTTTAATGTCCATAGTTCTTTTTTTTTATTAAATAGATTTATTTTGATTTTGTTTGATTTTGTATTATTTCGTTAAGTGCTTTAAGTATTTCTTCATCTGTTGGTTTGCGTTGTTGCATAGCTTCAAATTTATCTGCAAAATAACCTTCTATACTTAAACCACGCAATTCGCCACTTTTTATTCTTGACCACAAATCATCATTAGTTATTTTCATTTTTACAAACCATGTTCCATTAGGTAAATCATAACCATAAAGTTTAGATTTGTCACTGTCACCCTCTTTTATCCAACTTTCTACTGTTAATACACCACCAACTCTATCTTGATGCTCGTATGTAGCTTTATGATGATTGTTGTGTTTTAAATATAACTCACTAGCTTTACGCACTGTTTCTGGACTAAAATAAACATAGTATTCAGAATCCGTGTTGGGATCGTATCTAAAAATTTGTTTGTTAGGAATTAATGCAGGGCTTACTAACATACGTTTTTCTTCATCTACTTTTGCAAATGTTAAATTGTTTTTTTCTTTGCCAAAATACACAAAGTCCTGTTCTATTGCAGGGCTATTAACTAAACTAATGGCATCTATTGCCAACTCTTCATTATCATTTTCTATAATCAACTCTACTATACGTGTATTTTTTAAGTTTGCATAGTAATCTTTATTAGCGTTTTCACATTCTGCTTTAGTCTTGTATTGACATTTGCCTGTGTCACCAAATTTATAGTTTCCGTTTTCGCATTTTTTACATGGCATAATATATAATAGATTTAATTAATATTTATTTGATTTTTATATTGTTGATCTTCTCCTAATGTTCGCAAGTTGGTTTTGGCTATTAGTCATCTCATCGGTTATTACAAACGCTTTTGTAGGTTCTGGTGTCATACCTTGCCCTAACTCAAAATTACCAGACATCATTTGTGGTGCAGGTGTTGTTTCCATACTAGGTGCAGAACCACCTGTGCCGCCACCATCTGCTCCTGTATCAGTATCAAAAATTGCTTGTACACTTTTAAAACCTGCTGCAATAACACTAGCTGCCATTATATAACTTAATGGCGTACCCTTACCTTCTCTTAATGCACCTGCTGCGGCTGCATAAGTATCTATAATTGCTGCACCAACCGCCATAGCTTTGTTATCTTCTGCAAACTCACTAGCACCTTTCAATAATTTGCTACTAGCACTTAATGATGTAGCAACAAGTTCTTGATTAGCTAGTTTATCATTTTTTATACGTTCATCTGTTAATTCTTTTACTTGCCTGTTATACTTTATATCTATTTGTTCTTTTAATTTTATATAATCTTTATGATCTTCTAAATCTTTTAATTGTCTTGTCCTTTCACGTGTTAATGCATCAATTGCTCTTTTTGTTTCATCTTTTTCTAATGCATTTTCATTTTCATCAATCATTGCACGTAATGTTTCTAATCTTGTTTTTTCTTCTTCTTCTGCTTCATCATCAAATTTCTTTTTTATTGCTTTTAGCTCACGTTGCAATTGATCTTCTAGTTGTTTTAGCATTTCCGCTTTTACTTTAGGACCTGCTTTGCTTTTTTCTAGTTCTTTTTTTTGTGCTTCAAATTGTATTTCAGCTTTTTTGTTTTCACGTTCCCTATCATCATCTATTGAAGCTAATGTTGCTTCATCTTCTAATTTACGTATTTGTGCTAAAAAATTAACATTAGCATTGAATCTATCACGCCTTGCCTTTTCTTGCCTAGCAACCCTTTTACGTTCATTTTCCTTTTCTTTCTCTTGTCGCTTTCTTTCATTGTCTGCATCACGCATTGCTACATCTGCTTGGAAATCACGTTTTAATTTTATGACTTCTTTGTTAATGTCTTTTAGGTTTGCTGTTGCTTTGTCTCTTTCTTCTACTAGACCTCTAATCTGTGCTTTTTGATTTTCAATAATTGCACTTTCTTCATCATTATTTTTTCTTAATTGTTCTAATGTTTCTTTTGCTTTTTTTATTTCATCTTTTGCCTCTGTTTGTAGTGCTTTTTGTTTTACCCTAGCTGTTTCCTGTATTGCAATAGCCTCATCATAATATTGCTTTATAGTCATGCCCTTTATTTTCTGCATTCGCAATTCATGAGCTTCACGTTCAGTGTCTTTGTCTATTTCTTTACTTTTTGCACCTAAATTAGCTAAAACAGCTTTGTTGTTTTCTTTTAACGCCTCTGTTTCCTCTTTTGTAGCTGCGGCACTATTTTTAAAAAATTTAACAATAGCTGAACCTAAACCAACTAATGCTGTAACACCTGCTATAATTAAACCAATAGGGTTTGCAGCCATTATAATATTTAATGCTTTTTGACCAGCTGCTAAAACTTTTGTTGCACCAGTCCATTTTCCTATTACTGATGCAATACCTACTATTGCTTTACGTTGTGCTAATAATGACTGTACACCTTGATTAAGTGACATTGCAGCCTGTACCTGTAATATTGCTTTGTTTACTTTGTCGCTTTCTGTACCTAGTAGCTTCATTGCACCTTGCACTGTTGCAATTGCACCTGTTGCAATACCAAAACCTTGTGCTAACCCATTAACACTTGTTTCAGCTTGTTGTAATGATTGTTCTAACTGCCCTACATCTGCTTTTATTTCTGCATCTACTATTATATCTGCCATAATTTATTTTTTTTAAGGAATACTTACCCCAGTGAATAATTGAACAAAACGTATATGGCTAACCCACTCTATTGTCATATTTGCCTTGCCTGTTACTGTTTGCCTAAAATTTACACCATCAACTGCATTGATTGGCGACCAACCACTTGTGCCTAAACCATTACTAGCTGGGCTAGTACGACTTCTGCTTATAGTTCCAACACCACTACTATCAACTAAAACAACGCCACGTTCTACAAACGCTTTAAAATCACCAACAGCACCAGTACCGCTTGAACCACCAACACGTATAGCCATTGTTTCTGATTGAAAATAATAACCCCTGTTAACTTCTAATATTACGTTTTCATACAAACCATTGTTAGGTAAACTATCTTTTAGAACATTGTCTGTAGTTTGACAACCATAAATAACGTTAAATACTTGCCTAACACCTGCTTTATCTTTTAAATTATTACCACCCATAAACATTGCACCAGTATGTAATGCGTTTGCACCAATACCAAATGTTGCTGTATTTTGCACTTTGTTATCTACGTTATGGTTTATACCAACAACAATATTGTTTCTACTGCCTGTATTAAGTATGTTTTTTTCACCCATAACATAGGTATTATTAGCACCTTGTACTATTGTGTTATCATCACCTTGTACGTTGTTATTTGCAAATTTATTTTTTATGTTTATATCTCTAGTATATGTAAATGCTTTGCACACTCTAGAAACGTTGTCATAAGTATAACCATAACGTTCACATTGTATCTGGTTAGGTGTTATTTCATTTACACCATCTGTAAATGTTACAATGCCATTTGCATTAATTTTGCTGGGTTTTATTTCAAAACCTTTTATATAAGATATATTTGTCATGGTATTAATATAAATTCTACTGTTGCTAAATCATTAGGTTTATAATCTATTCTGTTTACTCTATATTCCCTGTTTTTTATAAATACAGTATCAAATAAATTGAATGTTGCTATGTCACCTGCATTTAAATTAACTTTTATTGTCATTACACGTGTATCACTATTGTACAACTCATTGTAGTATGGTAGCCAATAAATGTTAAACAAGTTTTTTATAGGTGTGCTGCCGATGCCATTAAAAAATTGACATTCTCCGAAATTAAAATCTAATGTATCTGTTGCTTGTGGCGGTGTACTTACAACTGTACTAATGTCTGACAAATGTCCAAATTGTAGAAAATCATCTTCTTGTGCATTACCACTTACACCATTTTGTGCAGGTATTTTGTATGTACAACTAGTTAATGTTTTTAAACCTACATTGTAACATATTCTAGGTGAATTGTCAAAACCGCTACTTGTTCCATCACTTGCATTGTATGCATATATTGCAGGTGTTATAAAATCAGTAAACTCTGGCATAACTTGTTTAAGCACTGTTGCTGCAAAAGGTTCTGCAATTATATCTTTTGTGCCTTCTAATATTGTAAAACCACTTGCATCAAATATTTTGCTGCCGTACTCATGGCCACTTGTTGCACGTTTATATTTATTAAATACAAAATCATCATCATCAACTACAAAACCAAATTTTGTTATTTTGTTAAGATCAGTTAATGGTGTTAATTTAATTTCGCTGACATCTATTTTTTCTGTCCAATCATGCTGTATGCTACGTGCTGCTAATGTTAAATTAGATGTAGAACCACTGTTTGTGTTATTTATGAATATATCACCATAAGGCTCAATTTGTATATTATTAGGGTTGTCTTTGTCTGGTATTGCAATTAAATTAAACATAGTCATTATACCTTTTAAAAAATCATATTGCTTTATATTGCCACGTAGATTTTCTGCAAAAGTATCGTTAGTTATACTTGTATTACCAACTTGTACAATTGTTTCAGGTATTTCGTAACCTATTTGTGCTAATGTTTCTGTATTACTTAATTGTGTTAATGTTGTAACTGTAGTTGTCCTTTTAAATTGCGGTATCAAATAATTACCTGATGGTAAAACAACTGTAAAAGTACCTGCAACTGTAATAGATGCTGTTGTTGCGCCTGTTCCAAACGTATTTAAGTTTGTTAATGAATGTGAGTTTACAAACACATTAGAGCTGTCATACTCATTAAATGCTAATTGACCTATAGTTGTTGCGGCTGATGGTGTACTGTAACCAGTATAGTTAACTGCAAAATTAAAATCAACTTCAAACCTTTGGTTGTCAAATTGTGCTACAAATTTACTTGTTGCAGGTTCAAAACCTATCAAATCTTCATCACTAAATGTTTGTTCATCAAATATTAACCTTGTATATGTTGTTCCTGCGGCATTGCCAGTTGTACTTTGGTTAGTACCCTCACCTGTACCTTGGTTTGTATGTGGTTCAGGTGCGCCACCCCAATTAAAGTCCATATACAACCTTTTAAAATCTGTTGTATCAAAAAATGCACTTGTAAAAGTAAATGGGCTGTCATTAAATATACGTTGTATTAAATATTTTAATTGCAACCATGGCCTAAATGCTGTTCCTAATGTAGTCAATTCTGGGTTGTTGTTAGCATCTTGTATAAATTGATGTGTCCAGTCTACAAAAGGATATTTAACAGTATCGTTTGCATCTCTAAAACCACTTGTATTGCTATTTGTATATGTTATACCAGTACCGCTATCATTCCAACTTAATTTGATATTTGTTTTTGTATACTGGTGTTCAAGTTCAGTAAAGTCAATATCTCTGAATGTTTTTTCTTTTAAAAAATCTGCTAGTGCAATTGCTTCACTGTATAAATTGACATTATAACTTGTTTCACCATCTTTATTAGATATGTCTATTAACCTTAAATACCCCTCAAATAGTATAAAACCATCTTGTTTAAGTTCGCATTTAGTTTTAATATAAGGGTTAAACACAATACCTGTATCTGTTCTTGTTATGTCAAATATATTATCAAATGCTTGGTTGTTTCTTTTCGTTGCAGGTAGGTTAAATGCTTTTGAATATGATTGTACTTTTTCTGCAACGTTTTTAAAATCATCAACACTCAATGTTAATGGTATATCTTCATCTTCGTACAAATCTAATATAACTTGTCCATTAGCTAGATCAATATCTGCATTTTGATTAACTACAGGCTGCACTGATATATCTTCTATTAATATATTTTTTGTACCACTAAAACCTACAAACAATATTGTTAGCACATTGTCTGTATTATTTGCTGTAAATGTAGTTGTTTTTAAACCTGCAGATGCACCAAAAAAATTAGTTGGCGACATACTTAACGTTGTTGTACCATCAAACATTTGTACAACTAAAAAACCTGTATTGTCACCAGTATCAACATTAATATTTATTTCATAATCTTGACCAACTGCCAGATTAGATAGTTTTTGATAAACACCACTTTTTAATGTTGCAACTCTATATAGTTTTAATTTATTGCTAACCCTTTCTGGTGCATCTACAGCTGTACCACTTCTGAATTTGTACCACTGATTAGGTATGTTAGGCGGCTGTGATGTTAATGCACCTACAACAATATTAGGGTTGCTACTTGATACAATTGGTGCTGCATTAATAGTTAGAAAATTTACACCATCAACAACAAATTCTGACAACTGACTGTTTAATGGGTTTAAACCATCAAAAGATTGTGGAAATATAATTAGTTGTACTGACATTATATTGTTTGTGTTCTTAAAGTTAAACTTTTTTCTACTTCAAATGTATATTGTATCAGCTTATCATTTGCTATAGTTTTAGTTATAAATGATGTTGTTTTTAATCTAACAGGTGTAACATATTGGTTTAAAACAGGGCTGCTAACATCATCTTGGAAACCATCTAACATATAAACTTCTGGGCTATTTATTAACTCTTCGAATGATGTGTTAAAATCTTGGCTGATATAATCAGTGTTGATTCTTATAGTTTCTGTTGCGTTTCTTCTGAATGTTTTTTTACCACCCCTAAAACCATCAACGTTATAATACCTTTTGTTCCATGTGCCTTCTATTTGTGTATATGTTGTTTCTGTTGCATTAATAGTTTGACTAGATTTTTTTGTAAATGTAAAATAATCCCATGCCCCCCATTGATTTAACCAACACAAACGTATACTATCATATTGCCTTTCATCAGGACAAGTTAAATTAATAGTATATGTTTTGCTAGTTGGTGTATTACTATTATCTAATAATTGCACTGTATAACTACCACCCTGTATTGTGTTTGCTGCAACTAAACTTTGAAACGTTGTAGATGTATTTCTTAAATTAGCAGGGTAAATACCATAGTATAATATTTGTTTTCTGCCATCAGTTGACCAACCACTAAAAGCACCTGTGCCTTGTGTTTTTGTAATAGTTTCAGTTGTTGTTGAGCCATCAGTTTTATTATAAGTAAACTTTACTTTTTTTGCGTTATCCCACATATCCTGTTCTGTTTGCAATATAGCTACTGTACCATAATCCTCAATGTTTGCAAATAATGTTGTTGGTAAATTAGTTAAAAATTGCTTTGTACTATCACTAGGTTTAAATTTAGTTATGTCATAACCAAAACCATGTAAATTATTAGAATTTGTAGAAAACGCCAATACATCAGTATATTTTAAATATGCATTAATTATTTTAAATGCACCTGTATTTGCAGCTGTTCCTGCTTGTACACGTACAATGTTATCATCTTGATTTCCTGCACTATCTACAGCACCTAAAAACTCAACTTTAAATTGTACTGCAAAATATCTTAATACATCAGTTTGTAAAGAAAACTTGTCTATTAGATGTATAGGGTGATTTTTACCATCTGATGATGCCCCTTTATATGTACTGTTAACACCTGCTAATTGTTCAGCTTTTACATAATTTTCTACAATATTTCTAAAATCAAATATACCTACACCTGCATTATTAGGCGTTGTTTTAAAAACACCTATTCTTGTACTAGGGTTGCTTAATGTTATTGCACCATTATTAATATGCACTTCTGCAACAAATTTTACTTTTACTTGATTTGCAACTGCATCATCATTAGATACTACAAAAATAACATCTTGACCTACAGGCAATACTGTTTTGCTTGGTTGTTGCTCTATTATTGAATTTGCCATACTTTATTTTTTATGCCCTTCTTACATTAGGGAATGTAACTAAATTTTCTATTATATCTTCTTTTACTTCTGGTTGTGCCTCTAATTTAAACATTTGCAAACCTAACATTAATGGTTTTTGAAAAAAACTAATGCCATGAATACCTTTTACCCACAAAACCTTCATTATTGCTATTTTTAAACCTGCTGTCGTTTGAAATCGACCACGTTCATCTCTTGGTTGCAAGTTTTTTTTTCGTATAAATGAACCTATGCCACGTGACATGCCGCCTTTTTGTCCGCTACCTGTACCAAATTGATATGGTGCGTCTTTACGTTCACCCTTATAATTAACAAACCATCTACGACCACCCCATGTGCCTTTGTGCTTACCTGTTTTAATTGTACCACCTGCTCCTTTAACGCCTTTGTCAACAAATGTACCATAATCCGCCATGTAGAATTGCACTACAAAATTATCACCCTGTCTGTATACATCAGCACGTAAACTGTTTTCTAAATTACCGCCACCTTTGTTTTTTGCACGTAATTCCTCTTTTGCACCCTCTATTATTTCATTGCTCCATGACTGCAAAAAATTATTAAGATTGTCGTATTTTGCCATTATATTAAACCAACAAATAATTCAACCTGTACATCTGTTGTAGATCGAGGTCTAACTTGTAATGAAACTATATCTTCTAATGTTGGAAAATTAGGTGTTGTATCTGCTTCAGCTATTGCTGCGGTATCAGCTTGACAAAGTATATGTGAATTACCTGCGGTAATTACAACCTGATAGTTTGTGTTTTCTGTAACGACTGCTAAATCCATAGCTTCAGTTGTACTTAAATTTGTCACACGTATATATTTACAATTTTCTAAATCTAATGCACCTGCCGCTCCATGGGGTGTTGAATTGAAAACTGCTATTGTAGTTGTGTTTGAATGGGCACACGTTAATATACGTTCCATAACATCTACTATGCCTGTTGTTGTTACTGTATTTGTTGAACCACGTAATGCACCATTTAGTGTTACGGATTCTGATATTGTTGTTACTAAATCTGCCATAATTATTTTTTATTTTTATCTATTTGTTTTAATTTACTAATTGCCCAATTTACACCTGAAGAACCACCCCAAGCATCCCACATAAGACCACCGCAACCTTCTGTATATGGTACATCTTTGTTTTGTTGATGCCTTTTAAATGATGCCATACGTGCAATTGTATCACGACTAATCGGTTTTTTATTTGCTAATTGATTTGCACGTGTCCAACCTACTTTTGTACCGCAACTGCTACCATTTTCTTTTTTGTATTTAATTGCTCTTTTTGCATTGTTAGATGCACTTTCTGGATAATCTGTATAACTTTTTAATTCTATACTAATTGCCTCTAATTTTTCCAATAAATCATCATAATTCATAATCGTATTGTTATTTTAAAAAAACTTATTTCTATTGTATATTTACCTATTTTAAATTTCATTAGTAACCTGCTCCTGCATCTGTAACTGGTATATCGCAAGTATCAAAATCATCAATAACTTGTATACCTACATTAAACACCCACCCTGTCAATAAATTGTCAAAACGTTCTTGGAAAGGTTCTATAGTAAATTGCCCATTTGTGAAATACAAAGGAAAATTAATATCATCTACACCTGCTTGTGATTGTCTTGATGAATGCCTAATCATACCTATTATGTCTTTTGTAATGTTTAGTGTTTCATTCCACACTTCCTGTTGATTATTTTTTCTGTTTAATAATTTAGGCAGGTTATTTGTATTTGTAACTTCTGTTGTTGTAGGCATGTTTTCACTAACTATGTCGCATATAAATATTTGAAAATTATATGTCATGCTGCTATCACCTGTTGTTACATTAGTTGGGTTTATATGCATTAATGCAAATTTTTCTAATTGTTGTAAATTTATATCGAATATATCACCAACGCTTACTGTATGTATTTGTTTATGATACTCACCTAACCTGCACATAAAATTAACTACGTTATTATATGTTTTGTTATTTACTGCCATATTTTGTTTTTACGCTGTTTTGACTTTCTAAATCTGTTTCATAACTTAACCATGTTAAACATTCAAACAAATTTGTTTTAGTCACTTTTTCTAAATTAATTATATTACCATTTGCTAATCTGTACATTACACCAAACCAATTCCATTTTTTTGCAAACTCATTATCACCTATTGCTTTTTCGTTTCCCTTATGTGATTTGTCAAACACGATAGCATAGTCGGTAAAAACACCCCTGCGAAATTGTAAAAAAAAACCAGTGCATCATGCACTTTGTTTGCTGTAATGTTTCTCATAATTTCGGCTCGTAATTTAATATTACCATCGTATGCTTCAATTTTATAATAATCATTATGTTTATCAATTACAGGTCTAAATAGTATTGCCATTATTTCTGGCATTTTGTTTTCTATGTCTGCAACATACGTTTCTAAATCTGCAAACTCGCCTAATGTTATACTATCTAGATCAGGGTGGAAACCATATTCTACACCATCTATTACTATTATTTCACGCAAACTGCTATCACTATCTTTTTGCATTTTAGATAACTCTTGCATAATTAATGCAATATGTGTTATTTCTAATTTGTCTAATAACTTGTTAGGTATATCAGACAATGCTAAAATAGTTTCTCTTGCCTCTTTTGTTTTACTTACATTTTTTATTGCAAGTAATTTTACCCACCTGTCTAATGTAACATCATTCCAATTATTAATTACATTATATACTTTTTTTTTGCCTTTTTCTTTAATTCGTACTTTCATTATTATATATATAGAAAATTTTATTATTTAGTTTATTATTTAGTTTATTATTTTATATTTGCGGTGGTTTATATAATTTTTTAGTTAGTAAAAGTGTGAGGGGAAAACTGTAACGTGCGGGGTTTTCCCCTTTACTGTACATAGTATTTACCAAAATTATTGTCAATTTCATAAAACATACGCATTGCAAGTGCATCTGCATAATCTGGTGATCTACCTAATATTGCTTTTACATCATCTTTAGGTTTTATTTGCAGCTTATTGTCTTTGTCTGCATCTTTTGTTCTGACTTGTTCTAACTCTTCTATAATATAATTTTTTACATTTACATCACTGCAACTTATCCCTATTTGTGCTTTGTTTATTAAATCAGCCAGTTTGTAATAACATTGTGTTTTTAAATTTAAATAGTTTTCTTTTTTAATTGCTTTTGCATTATTTATAAAACCTTGACACCTTAAATAATCTTTTACTCCACCACCAACACCATCTTCATCAACAATGATGTTTCTTGTGTTGACTTTGTTTTCTTGTTGTAATTTTTTGACTTGATCAACAACATCATTTATTGCAGATTTTAATATTGTTTTCACATACATAACATGCAAACCTGACCATAACATAATTACTGTTTTATCACTACCAAAACGTGCTACATCACAAGTTATATATTTTTCTCCCTCTGTTCCTTTTTGTGTAAATAGATTTAGTATTGCATTATATTCTATTAAACTATCATTTGTTGCATCATACTCCCAATTACCAAATAATAATCTTTGTTTGCTTAATTCATCAAGTTCAAACAGTTGTTTTTCATAATGTTTTGATATATATTGATTATCATTTACTAAACTTTGTATAAACTTTCTATATGGTTTTATTGTGTTATCTTTCGCAGGTCTATAATACTCACTGTACACCCAATTTTTTGCAGGGTTGCAAGTCATCAACATTTTAGGTATTAATTTGTTTTCATCTAGTTTATATCTTAATCTTGATGCAACTACATTTTTTGCTTTTTCTGTAATTTGGTTTGCTTCATCTATAAATGCACTTGTAATTTCTAATGAACCTAAACTGTCAAAATTTCTATCTGATGGGTACAAAAACAAATCTTTCAATATTATTTCACTGCCATTGTAAAACGTTATTATGTTACTTGAACCATTAAATGTGTAATCTTTGTTTGCTTTTAATTGCCATGCTGTACAAACTTCAAAAAAAGTATTTAGTGTTGTTTTTTTTAGTGCATCTAGTTTTGATCTACCCATTAAGTATCTAGTTTTTTTATACTTGATACACATTAATATTAAATAACTAACACCAACCCATGATTTGCCACCACCTGCTGCTCCACCAAATAATATTTCCTTTGTTTTATTGTCAAACAAATAACGTAAACATTCTTTTTGTGTTTTGGTAAATTTAGGTTCAATCAGCAAGATTAATATTTATTTTTATAGGTTCATTATCTGTTGTTAAATCTAGTTCATTACGTTCAACGTAACCTCTTTTTTTACCTTTTGTTTTTAAATAGAATATAGTTGCAGGTGTACTGCCATCTTTTATTTGTGTGTGTAACTGACTTTCTGCAAAATCTAATGCAATGTTTTCTATTTCTTTAACAGCTTTTGCAAACTCTTCATCTTCTTTTAACCACTTATAATATGTGCTACGTGGTACATCTGCTTGTTTACATGCTATTGTAACAACGCCTAAACTGTTTTCTAATGCTTGTAATATTGTTTCTTTTTTTATATGTCTACTTTTGTCCATTATATATAATATTTTTTAATTCTTTTAACATCATATCCCTATGTGTTAATTCAGTTATTCTCCATGATTTTTGTATTGCTAAATGTTTCTTAAAATTTTCATTACATATTTTAATTTTGTTTTGCAAATCTGCATAACTATTAACAATATAAAATTCTACTTGATCTTTAAAATAATTTAATTCTGATTTATTTATTGTGTTTCTGCAATTACTATCAAAAAAAACTACATTGTTACAAAAACCTGCCTCATAATATCTATTTGCTAAATTGCAAAATATTTTATTAGTTTTATTATCTTCTATATATAATTGATACTTAAATAAATTTAGTGTTTCTTTTTTTTCTCGCCAACTTAATTTGCTAATGTATTTAGGGTTGCAACCAATGTGTTTAAACTTTTTAAAGTTTTTAGGTGATGTGCTTAAATATATATCATTTTGCAAATATTTTGTGAAATAGTTTTTTCTATCCTTTCTAAATGTGCCATAATAAATGCAATCATATTTTTTATTTGTTATACTATTTGCTTGTTTTGCTAATAATAAATTTATGTTTAATGTATTAACACTCAATTCTGATTTACTTTTTTCGCATTCATACCCTGCTATTAGATGATATGGTTTAAAACCGCCTATAGATGATGTGAAATTTACATCATTACTGATTACTATTTTTTTTGCATTAGGATTATTTTGTAATAGTTTTTTAATCAACTGGAAAGGTGCGTAATGACTAGCAAATGCTAGTATTAATATGTCGTATTTTTTATTTAATGCATTTATAAAATCTTGTTCAACACATAACAAATCACATTTTAAATATTCACTAATTATTATTGCATTACGCAAATGTGCATCTATAGCTTTTTTTTTATCTAATTTTTTATTAGGGTATATTTCTATTAATGCAACGTTCATGCTATTTTTTTTATAAAATCTTCATACGTTAATTTTGTTGCTTTTGTATTTAGTCTATTTTTTAGTATATCTAATTGTTGTAAATTATCACAACGTATTATAAAATTTGCATTTTCTGTAAATTCTGTTATTTGCTCAATGTCTTCTATTTCTGCATCATCATTATTTTGCCATACATCTAATCCCCAATTAGATAATGCAACACTATCCCAATTGTTAGCTAATATATCCCATTCCCACTCACCAAAACCAACATTGTCTTTAATAATAAACTCTTGTTTTTGTTCTACTGTTAAACCTTTTGCTACTTTAACATGCACTTCTTTTAAACCTGCTTCAATACATGCTTTGTGTCGCATGTTACCCCCTAATATTAAATTGTTTTCATCAACGACAATAGGCCTTAATTCTAACATTTCTGGGAATTCTTTTATTGATTGTACAAGTTTTTTAAATTTACTATCTTTTATAAATCTAGGGTTTTTAACATTAGATTGTATTTCGTTTATTTTTACTTTCATATTATTAAATAGAATTTTTTATTATTTATTTAAAATTGTCATTAATACCACGTTCTCCTATTATTTTTTCTTTTGCACTATCCCATAATTTATCACGTTTTTTATGTTTACTCAATGATTGTTCAGTGCGTATAATCTGTGGCATACCATCTTGTATTTTGCTTTCCATATATTTACCACATGGGCATTCTGATCCCTTTGTTACCCATTTACCTTCACGATAAACAATAACTATTTTTTTTATTTCTTTAGTGTATTCACAACACTCACATTTATATAATGCCATCTACTTGTAATCTGTCTAATTCAAAATGCAAATGATTTATTGCTTTTTTTATATCTTCTATGCCGCCATCTTTATGTTTCTTTTTACTCCTTAACAAGTATGTCACAGCTGTACCTACGTTATATGTCAAATCAAAATTAGATACAACATCTTTTGCCATGTAGCCATTTTTACCTATATAATATTCTGGTATATCTTTTTTATTCATAATTTATATTTTTCATAAAGTTTTTTTATTGCATCAAAACATGTGCTTAAACAAGAACCACAATTTGTTGTTGTGCTATAATTTGTATTATAAATTGTATTGTATGTTTCTATCATGCGTTTTTTTGCTGCTTGATTTTTTGCTCTACCTGTTTTTAAATCTTTCCACATATCTAATATTTCATAAATTATTTCTTGTGGTAAATCATCTGGTGTATCAACTTTTGTTGTCTTTTGCCATTTACCCTGACTGCATGACATAGGAGCTAAACGTGCTTTTATTTTCATAAAACAACCACAATCGGTGCAAGTTCCTGTAGGTTTGAAATAATAAATACATGATTTGCATATATTTATACGATCTTGGTATATATTATTTGGTACAAAAAATTTCATTTGGTTTTTCTACTTTTTTTTTGTCTTTGTAGATTATCATCGGCACATTTATTCCATGTAGGACTTTGAAAACCAAATTGCATTTGAAAACTATTTTTCTTCCGTGGATTGTAAAACTTCATTGCATTTGTTTTTTAATATGTTACGCACTTTGTCTATGGTTGTAAACAAACTATTACGACTAATTTTTGTTTTTTTTGCTAAACTATCTAATGTGTTATTTTCATAATAATATAATTTAAAAACTTCTGCATCATACCAATTAAGTTTATCCAATTGACTGTCTATTATTTCTAATTTTTGCCATTTATTTTGTTCATCTTGTTCTGGCAAATTCTGTATATTCTTATAATAATTAGCAGAAATTGGCAGATCACTATCCACCAAACTGCTAGAACAAACATATTTATAGCCATCAAGATTTTTATAATATTTTTCATATTTGTAATAAAAATTTGATCTTTTACTTGTTAATGCCCTACGTAATGCTACAGCACCATATTTTGTAACACCTTTAATTCCATCTTTTGTATATATATTTTTTAATACTTTTTTATCCATTTGCAAAAAATACAACATTAATTCTTGTACTGCTTCATGTATTTTGTTTTCATCTTGTGTTATACCATAAGCCATTTTTCTAAAAGTATCTGTTAATTTAGATATTTCATTATAAATATCATTCATTTTTAGGTTCTATTAAATTAATTTTGTCTACAGTATCATGTACTAACTGTTCTAAAACGACTTTGTATGCTCTAACAACTGTTGCGTTCCTTTTTGTTTCTATACCTGCAAAAAAACCATTTGTTGCTACTGATAAGTTAATAGGTATTATCATCAACCAGTCATAATAATTACCATTTTTTCTATAATTATTATGATATTCTATAATAATATCTAAAACATCTAAAAAATTATTGTATTTATTTTTTGTGCTAACATCTTGTGCAAATTGTTTACATGCACTAATATAAGTATCTATAGTTATTTGGTGTTGATGATTTGCGTATATTGGGATATGCATAACGCAATCATATCAAAAAAAATTTAATCTATTTGTTTTTGATTTTTTAAGTTTTTAACAACTGATTTGTAATAACTTATTTTTTCGTTGTATTCTGATCTAGTAAATTTAACACGTTGCATAGCTTTTTGTTGCAAATCTATAGATGTACCATCACCATACTTTGCATCTAATTTTATGTGAAATTTAAATTGTTCGCCTTGTTCGAACATATTACACTTTACACATTGTGGTTGACAATTGATATGATCAAAACGTGTGGCTAAATGCCTTCTACTTTGAAAATGTCCACATTGCATACCTTGTTTGTAATGTTTTTTTACATTACATGTAAAACATTCAACTAAACCATTAGTATCTGCATCACGCAATCTTATATATAAACTAAAATATTTGTCTAAATCTTTTTTTAATTTACTTAATGTTTTCAATTTTAATTTGCAAATGTATATTTACTGTATGATACTGTTTCATTATATCTATTTTTACTACTTATAAACTCACTTTTAATATTATATCCCTCGTTTTTTAACTCGCATATTCTTGATGTTAGCCGCATAATGCCATACTCTTTCATAGCTTGTAATGCTGTTATTGATCCCTTATCTTTTAAATGTCTAATAATTCTTTGTTTTTGTGTTAGTTTCATTTTAATAATTTTTGTTTTGGTTGATAATATTGTATATTTTTTTGTTGTAATTTTTCTGTTAGATATATTGCGTTATCTATAGTTTTTTTATGTGTATATACCCACTTGTAAAACGTTCTAATATTTAAAAATGGTTCATCTTTGCCAAAACGTACGCCTTGATGGAAGGCATCTTGTATTTGATTAAATGTTAAATTTTTAAATCTGTTTTCTGTTTGTAAATCTTCTGCAAAAATTTTACTTAATGTAGCCATTGTTTGTGCATCTGTTTTATGTCCTATTTCTACAGATGTTTTTGCAATTAAATCTAATAATTTTTCTGTTAAATCTTTTATGTTTTCTTGTGCTAGTGTAATCATAATAATTTTTTAGCTTGTTCCCATTCATTTATTTGTGCATGTAATTTAGATGTAGTTGTTGTTTTATTTCTACGTTCCCATGTGCGTACACACGCTTTCCAATCCTTCATTTTGTTTTTACCAACCATCCAGTTTTTGCTTTCATAAAAATCAAAAAAAGCATGTGCATCTACATTATTTTTTCTATCTATACAATACAAACCTA